GGAATCAGCTTGTAGGTTCTTCCGATACATCTGTCACTGTTCAGCGCGGTCATAAGTATCTGTCCAAAATCAGTGGTACTTTTGCTCTTGGAAGTAGTGATGGTACTGCAATCACTGTTGACGGTGCAAACGGTGACATGGTGGTAGATTTAACTAAGTTCTTCGGCTCTTACACAATCCCCGACTATGTATACTCCTTAGAGCAATCCACCGCAGGAAGTGGAGTAGCATGGCTTAGACAGTATTTTCCAAAATTATTCGAATACCATGAGTATGATGCAGGGACGCTTAAGAGTGTGGAAGGTGTTGAAAGTCATGATACTGTTGGGTTTAATGCTTATAATCCAACCACGGGAAAAGCAAAAGTATTAGGCGGAAATCAATATCAGATAACAGGTGCTTATACTGCATTATCCTTGGAAGGTACAACAATCACGCCTGATTCCAACGGCTTATTTACGCCAACCGTAACAGGTGAGCTTACCGTCACAGGTGGCAACAATTCCACGACTTGTATTCATTTGGTTAATAGTGGCTACCGCAACGGCGAATATGAGCCATACTGGAAACGCTCCTATCCTCTTGATTCCACATGGGCAGGAAGAGGTATCTATAAGTTAGGGTCTGATGGAAAGCCTTATGCTGATGGGGATATTTATGCCAGTGATGGGACGGTGACGAGGAAGTATGGGATTGTGGATCTGGGAACGATGACGTGGGAATCTTCAAGCAGTGGGAATGTTGGGTATTTTTACTCAACATCAATCAATACTCTTGCCAAGAAAGGCAGTTTTGCGAAAGGATATACTCACATCAGGTGTAGCTTATATGTTGCGCAAAACGTAGCATCGCTTAACAGTCTTGCGGACAAATCAATGAGCATAGACTCGGGTGGAAATATACAGATTCACAACAGTGCGTATTCTAATAGAAACGCCTTCAAAACCGCCATGTCAGGTGTATACTTGATTTACGAACTTGCCACTCCCACCACCGAATCAGCAGAGCCATTCCAATCCCCACAAATCTGTGATGATTTTGGTACAGAGGAATATGTCACTGATTGTCTGATTCCTGTTGGACACGAGACAAGGTATCCTGCTAACTTGAGGGATAAAGTTCAGCATTTGCCTGACTTATCTAATTTAGGAAACGGCAACTATATTGTCAATCAGACAGGCACACAAATGTCATTGATTCCTGTGACTGATGTGATTCCGAGTGTTCCAACGGAAGATGGGACTTATACACTCAAGTGTACAGTAGCAAGTGGTACGCCTACGTTGACATGGGAGGTGGATTCATGATTACTTTGTATGATGTGATTGATATCAGGACGGGATTTTATCATTCTGTCGCTAAAGTGAAGCCACGGAATGTGAAGTGGTTTGTGCCAGCGGATGAAGGTGAGGAATCTTGAAAATAACTAAGACAAAATATAAAGGATTCCCTCATCGGGTAACCTTTGACAACAAACGATCCAGCTATGTGCCGGATCAGAGAAAATTTAAGACTGATTTCATCAGACATCACGGCTGCTCTCTGGCAGCCTTTTATATTGCACTTGGATTTTGCGGGAAACCTACGAACATGATTCCGCTCCTGAAATGGTGCCGGAAAAATCTGAAGGCGTATATGAAATCAAAACTGACGATCAAAGGAGTAGCGGCCGGCCTCAATAAAAAGAGCGGCAGAAAAGTAGCAACCTATCATCGGACATGTTCCTCAACAGCAATCAACAAGGCCTTAAATGCAGGGCACCTCATTCTGCTGGAGACAGGAAATCCTATTCACACAAACGTGATCTATAGGAGCTCCGGACACACGTATCACCTTGATCACGGGAATGTACGGAAGATTGACTATAAGAAACTTGCAAACAATGCTACGAAGCACTCCGTATACAGGGGTTGGGTCGAGGTGACAGGATGACAACTATGATTAGTCTGCATGATATTATATCCCTTTTTCTAGCTTTTTGTGGTGGTGTCTCGATACTCGGAGCTGCCCTGGTCTACATCGCCAAGGCGATCGGCTGGATCAGGAAGCCGGAGCACCGACAAGATGAGCAGTTGAAAGACCACGAGACAAGGATCACGCGTCTTGAGGAGAAGACGGACAATGACTATGACGACATAAAGAAGCTCCAGGCCGAAGTCAAGATGGTCTTAAAGGCGACACTTGCCATCATGAAGCATGAGATCGACGGAAATAATACTGCGGACTTGACTAAGACAAGAGACGACATAGAAGAATACCTTTTGAGTAAGTGAGGTGATTGTATGGCAGAATTAAATGAAAGATGGTTAAAATGTGCAGCGATCAGGGCAATCAAGACCATGGCACAGACTGCGGTCGCCACGATCGGGACGGCAATGGTAATGTCCCAGGTTGACTGGAAGATGGTGCTATCCGCATCCGTGCTTGCGGGGATCCTGTCTCTGCTTACTTCTGTGGCGGGTATCCCTGAGGCGGATGAGAAGTATGAAGAGGATGTTATCTATAGAGAAGAGGAAGAGCCGGAAGAGGGTGAATAGATGCATATTTCCGAAAAAGGCCTAAAACTGATAAAGGAATTTGAGGGCTGTTATCTCAAGGCGTACAGAGATCCCGTCGGGATAATTACTATTGGTTACGGGATCACGAATGCTGACAAATCTGTCACTGGAACAACCATCAAGGAAGGCCTGCGAATTAGCCAGGCTACCGCTGACAGATGGTTGGAAGAAGTTCTCCGGAAGATCTATGAGCCGAAAGTGATGAAATATGATGCTAAATATCATTGGAATCAGAACCAGTTTGACGCTTTGGCCTCCTTCGCTTATAATATCGGCAGTATCGACCAGCTGACTGCTAACGGCACTCGGAGCATCGGAACTATAGCCTCCAAGATATTAGAGTATGACGGAGCCAAAGGAAGGAAGCTGGCAGGCCTTACAAGGCGCAGGAGGGCTGAGCATGACCTATTTGTCACCAAACCTACAAACGTGCCACAGAAGGCCGAAAAGAAGCCCGTGGGCTATCCCGGGAAGTTTCCGTGCCTGCCTCCACGTGGTTATTATAAATGGGGGGACGGATACTTACAGTATCGTGGTTATAATACCCAGGTGAAACGTGTTCAGAAGCTGGTGGCATGGATTACCGGTATGAAGTTAACTATTGACGGTGACTACGGAAACAGAACCATCGAGGCCGTCAAGAAGGCCCAGGGGATTCTAAAAGTAAAAAGAGACGGTCATTTCGGCCCTGATACGCTGGCAAAAGCGAGACTGTACAAGAAATAAAGGGAGGCGAAAAACCTCCCTCTTTTTTGATTTCGGTGCCACAAATGGTGCCACGAGATGCCTATAAGCGTTTATCCAAGCTATTTTTTCATGGGTTCGAGTCCCGTCGCCTCGATTTTTGGGAGAGTGGCTTAAATAGCTATTCTCCCTTTATTTATGCGGGTTTCAGCCGTTTTTATTAAAAGTCGATTTTTAAAAAATAACGGTGTTGTGGCACCATTTTGAAGAAGTCGGTGACACAAACGGTGCCACAAAAAAGGAGCCTAAATGAACTCCTCAAAATACTTGTCTATGATATTGTCAACTTTCTGCCTCTCTTCTGAAAAAGTTTCCATGTAAACAGATTTCATAACGTGGTCAGTTTTCCAACCGCCTCTTTCCTGAGCATACTTATCAGGAATCCGAAGCATTGCCATCAGAGAAGCATTGATATGCCTCAGGTCGTGGAAGGATATCTCTGGAAGTCCTGCCTCTCGCATACATTTCTTCAGATGGTAAAGTATTGCTTTTTGCGTCATTGGGACAATGATGTCTCCGTCGACCTGGTCAATCAGGTCTCTGATCGGGACAGGCATCCTGTGGCGTCGGTTCCGTGAGATCTCCTTTGCCATCTCTTTCCGTTCGTCTACTCCATTGACGGTCACCAGCACCTCACGGATCGTGATGAAATCGCCATCAATGCTTTTGCTTTTAGTCAGGCCACGGATCTCCGACATAGTGAAGGATAACCACATAGCGAGGAGGCATGGCAGCTCAACGCATGACCCCTTTACTGCCTCATAGACTTCCTGTGGCATTGGAAGGGATCGGATCTGCCTCGCCTGCTTCGGAAGAGTCACTGTGTGGATCACTCCGGGGTCAAACATTTTAAGCGTGGAAGATATCAGGCCGTATTGATTCTTGATCGTTTTCGGTGACAGAGTTCCGACCTTCTTCTTTTTCGGCTTCCGATAGATCTCCTCATTAATGGCCTGCTGCAGCATGGTGTCAGTGATCTTCTTGATCGGGATATCCATGAGGGACTGGAAGGCATGATTCCGGATCTTCCGATAAGAATTGATAGTGGTTGGAGACAGAGCAGGTTCCTTCAGGCTGATATATTCGTCGATCGCATCTCCAAGGAGAAGGTTCGCTGTGTCTTTTACTTCTCTTCTGGACAGGGAGAACTCCGCTGCCATGAATTCGGCCTCTTTTTTGGTGGAGGCGGTAAATGACTCATAGTGTCTTTTGCCATCAGCTCCGGTATAGCTGACCCTTGCCCGCCAGCTGCCGGAAGGTAATTTTTTGGCTTTTGCCATAAGCATCACTCCTTTTTCGTTTGCTATAGGTAAGAGGCGATGCTATAATATAAGTGCATTCTTTTGCATCGCCTTGATGCAGGCCGTCATCCATTGGAGCTGGGTGGCGGCTGTTTTTTATGTGCTTCGTGTTCAATTTTTTGAACATCATTCTTCTCAAAATCTCCGTTCTCAATGTGTTCCATGGCGTGATCATACGCCTTCTGTCTGCCCTCCCATGTAAGGCAAGAATCTATATAGATAGTATATCCCTCCAAGCATGGGAGAACGGCTTCATTAATGCCAGGAGGGAGCTTCACGAGGTAAACAAAGATGCTATCCGTCAATGTTGGTCTCCTTTAATGATTTAAGTAATTGAGTGACTGACCGTATATGCTCGGGCTTGCAGTCCTTTGCAGCATCCAGCAGAGCATGAATGTCGGGATCGTCAAACATTTCCTGTGCGAGTCTTGCAGTTTCTTCGTTTTCGTAATATGGCTCGTCATATTCATCCCATCCCATTAAATAGGCGGGAGTGCAATCGAATATTTCTGCCAGATTTATCATTGTTTCATACTTCAGATTCTTAATGTTTCCAGACTCATATCTTTGTACTGTCGATTCTGAGACTCCGAGCATTTCTGCCAATTGCAGTAGTGTCAGTTCTCTGTTTTTTCTGATTTCTTTGATTCTGTTCGACATAATCCCACCTCCCATTTGTAAGGACATTATAATGTAGGTTTTCTGATAATGCAAGATATGATTAGCAAAATAATAAAAAACTTTCGCTAAATGCTTGACAGTGGTATGCACGTCATGCTATATTAAACTTGCGGAAACGCAAGATTCGAATAAGAAAGGAGGCTATCAACAAGTGTACGGTGTAGATTCCCAGGAACTAAGAAAAGCAATGATTGACGCCAATATCACCACCATAATTGCTCTGGCAGATGCTTCTGGCGTGGACAGAAACACGATCGGAGCGATTTTAAGCGATAAGACTAAACCGTCTGCTTCAGTTATCGAAAAGATAGCGGGAGCTTTATCGTTATCCGGTGAAGATATTGGGCGTATTTTTTTTAAGCGAAAACTTGCATAATACGAAAGTTATTATACCGGCGCTTCCTGAAAGCCAGCCAGCAGCCATTGCAAATGCTAACCATTACAAATGTTTACCAGCTATGATTTTTTTGTTATGTGAACTCCTTCCTCTATAAGTTTTAATGATACATAGATTTGCTGGCTGGTGTTCAGGGGGCGTCGACAAGGAAAGGAGGGTCGATAGTGGAAAATGTTATTGAGTTTCTCAGAGATGAAAAGACGGCTTCCGTGACTTTCTGCCAAGGGAGATACGTCAGCAGAATCAAGAAGCTGGCGACCAAGTACCCTGATGAATGTCAGATTGTCAGAGAGAACAGAGATGGTTCTATCCTTGCTCATGTCCCTGTCTCTTGGGTTAAGGTATCAAGACCGGCTGAGCTTTCAGAAAAACAATTAGAAGCAGCTCGTCAGAATCTTTTGAAAGCCCAGAGCGTCAAGGCTGAAAAGGGTCAATTTCACACTTTAGACGCTTAGATGATATAAGTATCACCTAACGAGAAAGGAGGCGAAAATGAAGCGTGAAGCATGGGAGAACGACTTCCGGAATAGGATCAAGGCCAGACAGATGTTGTACGGATATACGAACAGTGCCATGGCCGTCAAGATGCATATGTCTCCTGAGGCGTGGTATTACAGACTGGCTAAACCAGAGCGGTTCAAATATGGCGAACTGAGAAGGCTGGAGAAGATTCTGAATATGAATATTTTCAGTGAGGAGGTGAAATAGTGAAAAAGATGGCATACAGCATAGCGATGGGACTTTCCCTGGCATGCATGGTATGGATCGGAGCCAGCTGGATCAATGTGCTGATGCACAACAATCCAGTGCTTGGGGATTATCTGTACGCTCCGTGGAATTTTTTTCTGTTAATTGCAAAATGAAGAGGGCACCACGGATTGCAGTTCCAATAGTGCCCAGTAGTAAAACTATGTATATAACACACTTTTATTGTACCACAAAGGAGGACAATATGACAAACGAATTTGTATCAATTCCAACATCTGAGTATAAGTTGTACCTCGACGCAATGACGAGAGTGCAAACATTGATTAGTTATTATAAGCACGAGAAGTATCCTGATGACGATACTATCCAGATTATCCTTGGAATCACTCCGAGACCAAAACCAACACATAGCATTTCAACACCAATCCCAGAACCAACAGAAAAAGAACATGAACCAGAGACCGAGAAGGAAAAGGAGCCTAAAAAGACAGGAATCATTCCGAAGAAGAAAGACCTCGGAATGCTTCGGTCTCTGCTCGACGCTGGTTGGACGCAGAATAAGATTGCTGACGAGTTCAGAGTAAGCCCTGCCACCATCAGCACATGGAAGAAGGAGCTGGAAGATGAGTAGATATCACGGTCCAACAAATGACCCTGTCAGAGACTTCGAGAATTATGATCGGGATCTCTGTGAACAGGAAGAGAGAGACAGAGACTGGGAAGAATATTGCGAATACCGCCGGGCATTGTCCCGGCATATATATGCGGATAGAGAG